ACTCATCGCCTACCCCCAGGCTGCATCTCCAATCGCGGAATACCTACACGCCAGGCGTTAGCTGACTCACTGGTGCATTTCATACGCACGGTGCGTCCCGTGAAGCGCACTGATGTTGGTGCGGCCATCGTATACGGGCCGTGCGTAGTATCGCTATCAGTCGGATACAGTCGCGTATAGAATGTGGTCTTGATATCACCCAATGCGCTAACATCGGGGATCAGGTGTGTAGCTGACAGCACTCGATCACCATCACCAAGCTGTATTGGGCCAGATTCCACATAGGGCACCAGCGCGTCTTCGCCCGTATCCTGATAGACGCCACCAACCTCATGCTCGTAGGGGTTGCCACTGGCATCAAACAGGATCGGTTGGGCGAAAATACCCCGACTCGTTACCGCAGTTCGGGCCATCGTACCGACTGCCCAGTGTTGCTCTTCGTAGTTATAGCTGATGTACGCATCTACTTCGGTGCCGGTGCCTGGATAGAACCAGACTACCTCGCTGAATAGTGCGTTGTGCCATGCAACAACCTTAGACGACTGCGCTTCGTTCATCTGCGTGATGATGTAGTCCTCGACATCGCACGGAATACTACGAACGTAGCCATCATACTGAAAAAACCCGTTAGCGGATCTGCCCATCCAGTAGGCCGTATTTCCGGCCACTGCCACGGCATTCACGCTGACAGGTCCACAGTTGTCGCCTACCCGGTCGAACGCATAGACATAAGGCAATCCAACATAGGTCGCCGTATGTGCATCATCGGTAGTGAATATCAGCATCTTGCCACGCACTTTGACGGCACCTAGCAGATCGCCCTTTGAATCAAATGTATGGCCGCCAGCCTGATTCGTAGCCGAAGCGGTCCAGTCGGTGTTATCCTCGGAATCGCTCCAGAATACCTTGCGCCGATCCTGTGGATCAGTCGAGAAGCGACCGCCGAACGCCATCTGGATTCTCTCGGGCGTAACAGCCGTGCTGATAACCTTCGTAGGGGAGTTCGCCAGTTGTGCTGCTACCGTGCCCGTGCCGACACTCGTATCCCACAGGTATATCTTGCCGTCATCCGGCGTACAACCAACCAAATCCTCGCCCCATAAGTCCAATGCCCATATCGTGGCTGGGCTAGGAACCCCTAGGTCAGGACGCACCGTGCCATAGTTCGATTTACCGTAAAGCCAATCGCCATAACCGGTATTAGGATCTGCGTCAGTTGAGCCAGCTACAAATCCGGCTGGTGTTATATCGTATCGGGTTGCACCCGAATCATAGACAAAGAGTTTCGACGCACTTCCAGCGGCCAGCCAACGATTATTACTGTTGTCCATCCACGATAACGCGGTACGCGGCACCCCGGTAACGGCAGTCGTAGACTCACCCCAAGCTCGCCAACCACCTATCGGACCTAGCGCACCCACGCTCCAGCGCATCAGATCGGCGTCGTACCAACGGCCCTGGGCCTGATACAAAGTGCCGTTCTTCCACACACCAGGCTGGAACTGGAGCGGAACGTACTGCGGGGGAGGCATTAGCCAGACGCGCCGTTCGGCAGAGGTCTGAGCATTAGATATGGATTCTCGTCGCCCAGGTCGCCATTAACGATCTCGCGACCCTCGATACCGACCATTTGCTCCGCGAACGCGATCCTGCTCTCAAGCTCCTTACGCGCACCGTACAGTGCGCGAAGCCCTTCAGCCTGTTGCGGGGTTAAGGCGATACGATCATCCATGATGACGGTCGATTCTCCCGTAGCGTCTGCTACGGATGTCGATTCCCCGCCACCAAAATCATGCCCTTCGACTACACTCATGTCACCCTCGCTCTTTGAGGTTGCTGGTTTCGACTTCAAGCGCCGTGATCCTTTCCCCATGCTGGTCTACCTTTTCATCTAAACGATTTACAATTCTCTCAATCTGGACAATCGACTGTCTCGCTCCGTTCAAGCCACTTTTCACCCCGGCCCATGCGGCACCAGCAGCGGCTGGAATAGCAAGCAACGACAGTAGTTCAGCCACTGTTATCACCCTGCCGAAATTTTCACGGTCCCAGAATCATTCCAAAGCTGACCCGCTACGCCGGGATCGCTGGTCCCGAGTCCCGTCAGCTTGATCGCCGCATTGTTCGCGGTGACCGCCTTGTTGAGGTTAATAGCCGAGGAGGTAAGCTCCATCACATTTAGCGTTGAAACATGGAAGCGCATAGCAGACCATTGGCCGTTATCACCGAAGTCCAAAGTGTCGTTTCCAGTAAAGGTGTTTTCGGATATGATCACCTTGTTTGCATCGTTTGCGTTATTCCGGGTGAATATCCCAAAGTTCTTATTCAACCTGATGTTGCCAGCCCCTGCGGCGTTGTCTCCGATGGTGAGGAAGTTCTTCGCGTAGACACCACGCGCTCTACCTGATGTATCGCCGCCGATATCGTAGCTACCATCTGCTATGCTTCGGAGGTTGCCAGCGTCATCTATTTTCCAGCGATCCGTGCCACCCGTGGCGAACGAGATCGTGTCGGCACCTGACTCATGGAGGTAGGTGTTGCTACCGCCGTCGAGGTAGAGCTTCTGGGTGGCCGCGAGCGTCACAGCACCGGAAGTGGTCAGCGAAGTCAGCGTACCGACACTGGTGATGTTGGTCTGGGCTGCTGTGGACAGAGTGCCGACTAGGGCCGTAGCTGCGGTGATTGTCCCGCCATCAATGCTAGAAGAACCAACGTCGATGTTGCCGAATCCTGACGAAATGCTACCCGCCCCTAACGCGCCGACTGAGGTAATCTGTGTCTGTGCGGCATCGACGTTGAGCGTGACATCACCAGACGATCCACCTCCTGACAACCCGGTGCCAGCAGTTACGGCAGTGATATCGCCAACGGTAGGTGCGGCCCAACTCAGGGTGCCGCTTCCGTCCGAAGCCGTCAGTACCTCATTAGCTGAAGGCACAGCCGCTGGCATTGTGAGCGTGTAGCTGGTTGTGGCTCCAGCAGCCTGGAACGCCACATACTGACCACCCGTTGTGTCCTGCAAACGAAGGTCGCCTTGGGCCTGGACATCTACCTGTGTGAACGTGCCAGCCGCAGCAGTACCGGCACCGATAGGTGAGTTATCGACCGAGCCACCGGAAATCGTAAGATCATCTGCGACATAGGCGTTGGCGACAGCAGTGCCCTGCCATGTACCCGTCCCTATCGTACCAACCGAAGTGATCTGGGTTTGTGCAGCGTCCACCGCAAGCACACCAGAACTAGCCGTCAGGCCCGTACCGTCTATCGCGGCGATCAGGTCTACAATCGATTCCTTGCGCGAGGCATTGGAGTCGTTTGTATCGACTATGGCGATAAAATCGGCAGCTACATCTACCGTTGCCGCCGTCAACTCATTGAGGTCGAGAGCTAACGTGACAGAGCCAGACGATCCTCCTCCTGACAACCCGTCCCCGGCAGCTACTTGGGTGATATCACCGACTTCGGGCGTAGTCCAAGCGAGTGTGCCAGCACCATCGGAGGCAGACAGCACTTGGTTCGCTGAACCGACTGCTCCTGGCATAGTCAGTGTGTACTGGGTGACTGCCGCAGGAGCTTGAATCTTGACCGTGTCGGTTCCAGCGCCCGTTTCTTGAAGACCAATGCTATTGAACTTGATGTCGGACATCGTGACATCGGTGCCACTGATGCTGAACAGGGCGTCGAGGATATCTACGACATTCTCGTTGATTGTCGTGCCCCAGGTGTCGCTAGACCCACCAACGGTGGGTTTTGTCATCCCGAGATTCGTAGTCGGATTAGCCATTTTTTATCCTAGTACCCGTGAGCGCATTCGGAGGCCGGAAGCGGTGTGACGCTCCCGCTGTCCTTGCAACCCTAGAGCGTTGAGCGCCTTGTCGAGCCTAGCAGTCCACATCGGCATACGCTCGTCATTTTTGAGGTATGGCTCGGCCTCAACCAACGTGCCGAACAAATAGATGTCGGGGTGCGAGTCGAGCAGCCAATTAGTTGTAGCCGAATCGGTCAGCGCGGCTATGCGCGTGTAATAGACGATGGACGATGTGTAAGTCGAATCGGGTGAAGGCAAAACCTCCAACTGGTTGGTCGAGCCGCCAATCGTTGTGAAATAGTAGGGCTTGCCTGTAGCGGTCATCACGATCCTGCGCTCCGATATCTCTTCGGGCGTCATGTACTCGAGTACGATGACAGGCGTGAGATCGACCACGATCCTGACGATCTCCAGGGTGTCGGTAGGCAACGTGGTATAGCGGCCAGCTATGGAAAACGAGTCGTTTTTCGTGACCATATCTGGCTGGCGAACCACGCGGTTGAAGTTCGCTTCCGCGAGTTCGATGAACTCCGGTATCCGCGCCGTCAGATCGGTGCGGTCGAGCCAATTAGCCGTGGCAGTCTGCAATTCCGCGTAAGTCGTGATCGCCACCTAAAGCCTCCCCGGCCTGGTTCTGAACACCCGATTGTCTCTGTCATTCAGCCACTTACGGATCACCCGCTGGTCCTTGAAGTTGTTCGATATCTTCGCGAGTTGGTGGTAGATGACCATCGGGATAGACGCGACCTTGTGAACGTCACCCTTCCAGGGCGCACGTTCGTCAACGGGATTGAAGGCACCCTTTGTACCCTCAATCACCGCAGCAACGTCTTGCTGGGTTTCTAGCCCGACATCACCCGTGATCTCGTCGAAATGATACCACTGCGTGATACCTGTGGCAGAATCGTAATCCAGTACCCGTTTCATGGATATTATGGTGCCTACTAGGGGGCGGGGGCCGAAGCCCCCACCCCACCAGCAGAACTACGCCGAAGTGATTCCGGCGACCACACCGTGGGCCTTCTCGTTATTCACTTGAAGTCCCCACTCTCTCAGGATCATCCGCTTATCAGCGTCACCCGTCTTCGCCAATGTCTCGACGGTGTAAGGCCGCAGGTTCGCGAGCTTCACCTCATCTGGGTCGATCAAGAACGCCCAGTTGTTCATCAGCGAACCAGCACCAGCGTCTACCACTGATGTGAAGAAACGGTTCGGCACAACGGACAGATTACCAAAGTCGCTGACATAGATGTCTGCGGCCCCGATGATCACTGACGGCTCTGCGCCGTCCACGTTGTAGCGGCTAGACGCTATGCCACTGAAAGCTGACACTTGCGTCT